ACGAATAGCAGCAATCTTTTTCATCACTTTCTTAACCGTTGGTTTGACTGCTTTCAAAAGTATGTCTGCCAATGGTTTTGCTAATAGTGCTGATGCTGTAGCAATCACAGCAACACCACCAACCTGTACAACCTGACCACCACTAGGCAGTCCTGCTACTATCTGTGTAGGTAGCGGGACTTTTTCTGTTATCTGGACACACTCGTTACCAATTAATTTATATTCAGTAACTTTCTTTCTGAAACCTTCTACATATGTGCCAACAGGTTCCTTTGCTTCCTGTGCTGGTGTAGGACAATCTACTTTGGCAGTAGTAGGTGCTGCTGCTTTAGGAATGTCTACTTGCCCTGGTGGTTTTGGTGTCTCTTTCTCTCTGGTATCAACACCAGCAGGAGCAGTAGGAATTATCTGTTCAGGTTCAAAATTAATAGGATTGAAACTAGGGACACCAGAATCGCAGTACGTAACCAGTCCTCTTTCATCATCAGACTTGATTTGATTGTTTTTCGCGTTATTCGTTTCGTGTGCCTCAACACATCCAGGTATGTCAACTACAGGCACACCAATATTCACTGTTACTGGAGCAGCAACAGGAATAGAACGCGATGTATTATTTAAATCATAAGTAGGGATTTCTCTAATTCGAATATCATTTATTCGAATTTCCCTACCAGTAATAATAGGAATATCATCCATCAGTCTTCAAAAAATTTAAAGACCGCACTCCAGATAGAATGAAAGAACACATAGAGAAAGAAAGTTTCAGTTGCTTCTTTCTTTACTTGTTTCTTGTATGTTGATTGTGCCATAATGATACAATTTTTTAATTATTTAATTATTTAACACTTCTCATAGATTTTTCAGGGAAGACGAATATCAGATCCAGTTTCACCAACAGGAAGGGCAGGTCCAGTTACTTCTGGAATATCTGGCATAGCAGCATCAATCAAACCAGGGAGTGCCCCAGAAACTGCTTCTACTGCAGCATTAGCAAGACTGGTTCTTGCTTCTTCAATCATTACATCTTTATTCAGATAAAGATATGTTCCACCACCAATTACAGCAAGTGATGTAAGTCCAGAAAGAAGTGCGACTACGTTAATTAATTTTTGCATTGTTTACTCCACTAAAGTTCCGTGTGCTCTGCGGATTTCCCGCAGTTCTTCAAAATTCTTCTGCTTGGTTCCACCGTCGTATGCCCAGGCATAACCTTCGGTGATCATTTGTTCGTTGAGAGAGACTTCTTCGTCTCCGATGTAAAGCCATCCCAGGAGTCTACCGTATTTACCAACACCCCCATCAAGCTCAGTCCTAATAACGAGGTCATCATCACCAGCGATAGCACCATCGAGCGCGTCTTTGAGCCAGTTGGTTGCGTCGTAACCAAGTGCCTTCTCTTCGAGATCGCGTGTTCGTTTCTCTGGCGTATCAACTCCTGCCACTCTGACCCTTTCTTTCTTATAAAGATCGAAACCCAGGTCAATAGTGACATCGATTGTGTCGCCGTCTACAACCCTATTTATTTCAATAACTCTGAAGTTGTAGCACGATTTCCTGCTTGGTGGTGTCATCGCTCCCATAGTTCATCTCCTTGGCATCTGCTGCCATTACTAAACCTAAAATTGTGATTGCTGCTGAAATAACAGCTCCTGCACTCCAAATCCACTTTTCATTCTTACGAATACGTTGACGGAGTTCTTCGATTACCTTTTCATTATCTTCAATACGATGCTCCAGGACCGCTAACTTTTGATCCTGTTCAGCATCTTTTAATTGAATCTGATTAGGCATTACTTTTTACCCCCGTTCTTGGCTTTGGTCGCCGTCGCATTTCCCTGGAACTGCTTCGACTGCTTTCCCTTCTTCTTTGATTTGAGTCTCTTGGACATCCTCTTCCATCTCCCGAAATGCGAGGCGTAGAATATATATGACACAATACAGTGTAAATATGAGTCCACACACAAGAAGTAATATCACACTCCAAGTAACGTCGTTAATATCTTCGTGAGGGCGAAGGAACAGTTCCATTTTTAACAGTCACTGAAAGCAGAACCAACTTCCGATCCAATATCAGAACCCATCTTTTGTCCAAGAAGAAGTGCCCAACCACCTGCCAACCATCCCACATAGGGAATGCTAGTCACTGCTGGGACAATCAGACCAGCACTAATTGCGGTTCCTGCCATCGCACCTTGAGACCGTGCGCCAGCGTCCGCCCGTATGCACTCTTCGGTTTTTGCAAGGTTCTTTCCCTCGCCGTTGACGGCACCTCCTAGGTTTCTAACACCGTCCATCGTATATTGATCACTGCGAAGTTCTCTTCGCATTTCAGTCGTAGCACCGAAGAATCCTTCCTTATGTTTATTCAAATTCAGTGATCGATGCGATTCTAATATTGCAGGATCATTTGCCTTATATTTAATTCTATATCCATCCTTAGTTGCCTCAACTTCATAAGAAGAGTAATTACCAGAAGGAAAATTAATTACTGGATATTCTGGAACTTTTGGAGCATTAAAGATATATCCCAAAACCCCAATATGTGCGACACCAAAAAGGGTCCCTGCCCCAAGTGCAATCCACTTGAAGAGAGACCTTTTGGGTTTTGGTGTTGGTTCAGGATAATAGTCGCCAGGTTGTTCTTTTTTATTATCAAAAATAGCCATGGCAGTTTAGCAAATTACTGTTGTTTTTCCTTAGGCTCTACTGCAGATACAACTTCGGGTTCTTTCTTTGCAACCGTCTTACTGTTTCCGTTTCCACCACCTGCTTTAGCAGGACTCAATCCGAATGCAGCAAGTGATCCAGAGAAAACGGATGCGATGAAAGTTGGGTCAAAATCAAGAATCTTCTGACCGTTAGGAAGTCTAACGTAACTGAATGTAAGCAGAGAGGCAGACCATATAAGCACAACAACTTTAACTAAATTACCAAGAACTTCACTTTTATCTTCATGATCGTGGTCTTTCTCTTCTACCTTTGCTTTAGATTTATTTCCAAGCATGAGTAAAGAGTAAGGCTCAGTTATTTAGGGGTCCAGTATTTCTACTGTAATGTTTGCATCTTTTATTTTGTTGTATTTTTTACAAAGGGACTCACTTGATTCGTGTTCCCATCGATGGTATGCACTTTTTAGGGATTTGACGTAATCAGTTCCACCGCAACCTACCATTTCATTGGCAACGATGGTCTTGATTAACACATCTCTCGTTAAATGTGTCATATGTAAATGCTGGTTTCCAACAACAAATCCTACATTATAAGACTGAAAAGATTGTCAAAGAATTTGTCTTGGGTGGTTTTTCCGATTTCTGCATCGGATGTTAATTATTTATTCAAATATTGGTTTTACAGGTGGATTCCACTCTTCTCTGACTGCTTTCATAACGTGCTTAGGGACACCATAGTAACCCATGTGCATCCATACACAGTCGATATAACGAAGATCATCACGATCTGCGTCTAATGTGAATGCATCACAATATCGAACAATATCTGGTGGAACCTCAATCTTTTTCCAAGTTATAGGTTCCTCAACAAAAAACGGAATCACTTAATGAATCCCTCCTCTTTCAACCACTTTTTAGTCAAAGGAGTGGGTTCATAATCCGTCCACATTGTGCCGCGAGCACAGGATTCAAGTGCTTCCATAGTCATATTCTCAGTTCGACCTGCCCAAGATGCTTCTGCTTCCCAAGGACGCGAATGAGGTGGATAAGTGCGTTCTACCATCTCACGATACAACATAGGAACATCTTCTTCATTCCGAATGATGGCAATCATATTATTCTTGATAGAACCTGCCATACAATCCTGTGCAGCGTGCCATCCCTCATGACGCATTACTGCCATCAGAGTTCCAGGGCGTCTCATGTAAGTCTTGTTCAAGAAGAAGTTGTTACTTACAGTGTGATAAACACCACGATGACTAACAGGAAAATATCTTTCATCTGCTAGAAACACTCCAACGCCGACATGTTCCAAGGCAGTGAGCATTCTACTGAACTCGTCAGTAATAATACCAAAATCACTGTCGGGATGAGCATCAGCAATAGTGCTGATACTTTCGACTCGCTGGACATCTTTGGTGCATTCGCGGAGTAGCATACACCCCATTGCATCCATAGTATAGAAACCCTTGGTGATTTTAGAGTCTGCAAGAGCAGGAGTTCCTAGAGAAACTGCTGCAAGCATCGCAAGAATAGTCTTAAACATAATATGCCTCATAGTATTTAACGATTCCGTTTGTATTTACATTACCTTGAGAAACCCAATCATGAACACATTCGTAAATACTTTGATTGGAATATCTTGGAGATCCATCAGAACAGATTTCTGATCCATATTTTTTGAGAAGAACATTGAGAGCACTGGATCTAAGTGCCATTCTATCATCACTATAGCGCCAATCGTCATTCATAATTGAAATTGTCCCATACCAGTACCAGATGTCCAACCACCAGGTCCTTCATGAAGGTTTTCAGAACCACCTTGAGTTTCACTTACAGTGTTCCAACTTTTACTTGCAAGTTCATACATTTCCTGATGAATATTTTCAGACTCTTTAGACTTCTCATGCTCCTTACGGAGATCATCATGCAACCTTTCCTGTGCTTCCTGATGCAAATATTCTTTTTGCTTTTCAGTGTGCTCAGGAACAGATCCAAACCAAGAGTCTTCCTGAAGAACTGTGGGTGCAGGAACTCCAATATAAGAAGGTTCTGAATCTTGAAGTTCCTTACAATCAACAACTTCATCGTCAATAGCACAAACTACCTCATCCTCAAATTCAGAACGAGGAATAAAAATTTGCTTAATTGCTTTGATTGCTTTGGTGATCATGCTAATACTAGTTTTTTAGTGTAATCGTATGCGTATTGTTGACGATATCCTTTAATACCCCATCCTAACCAATAGTAAGCAGCAACCATGTATTGATCGACTGTCTTACCAGGACCTTCAAATTCAGGAAGGTAACGTTGAAAGACGCTTTCGTTGATCATGTATGCGGTTTGTCCTTCAAGAGATGAAGGATCATAACCATATCTAACAGCAAACTTACCAAGATTTCTATAGCGGTTTATTGAAGTCCACTGAATGAGACCATAACCACCACTATGGCAATCGTGATAAGGAACTCTTGCACCTCCCTCACATATATTCGGATAAAAGTTGCTTTCCGATTTAATATTTCCCATGATCGTAGCAAGGGCATTGCGATCATAGATTTTGGTCTTTTCTTGAAGTTTTGCAAGAACATACTGTTCATTAAAATTACATCCAGGACACTTCCAAGATTTTTCTACCACTTCAATCGGAACTGCTTTTTCTTCATCTACTGATACATCTACAGTTTTTGTAGATGCAACACAAGCAACTGGAATAGAAGCAGTTAAACCAAGGGCAAGAAATTTTTTAAGCATTAAATTAATAGAACTCGACATCCGTTACAGGAATTAAACTCCTCACGGCACAATGTGGTTTATATAGGAAATTAATCTCCAAGATATTCAA